CTCCCCTATAGACCTACCAGGGTGGTAAGTCCGTACCCTCCCGACGTGTCTCATCCAAGGCAAGCTTCCTCCTTTGTAAAGAGGTTGCCACCTTAGACGATAAGCCGGGACCGGTCGACCGATGGTACCAGGGTCCCACTTCACAGAGGGATCCGGGCACTCAGTAAGATACTGACGTAATCGATCGACCCCGTCAGGCCTGCGAGAGATCTTTTCCGCGGTGAGAACCGCAGTTTTGACCTCATAGCGTGCTAGCTCTTTGTTGTACCGCCCTTTCAGGTGGTCAAATCGGGAGCCAGTGTAACTATGCAAGCCATCGACGGCCAAAGCACCACCCAAGACGGATTTGTCCTCGTCGTGCGTTATGCCACGAATGGCAATGCACTCGAGAACCCGCCTTGGTAACCTCTTTAATACGAAATCGGCAGTCCGCCACAACCCCTTTTGATGGAGGTTATTTGAAGTCTGCACTATCGTACTAATGGTGCCTGGGGCAGTAGGGTCAAAGTCAGACCTTATATAACCAGGTGTTACGTCCACATGGTCGTACCAGTCAGCGCCACAGCTCTCACGGAACTTTCCAGCTCCGTAAGTCTTGCGCGTGTTGACTTTGAGACCCAAAGACGCGAGGAGCGCCTTCAGGAGCCTAAGCGAACTCACGGGGACTATTAAGTCATCCCCGTAGACCGCGACACTCTCCGCAGCCCTCTTCACCGACTCTACGTTCACCCTCTCACCGCGGCTAATTACAACCGCAGCAAAGGAGATCATAGCAAAGACGGCACTTTGGACTGGAAAAGTCAGTGCTGAACCCATCGAAGCGAACTTTCGGATCTTTAACTTATCCGGAAAGCGCTTGTCCTTAGCCATTGGCGACTGGACTAGCAACGGGGTTCGGCATGCGATCATCGCAGAAAGAAGCGTCGGCTTGCGCCGAAACATCCTCTCCACTAGATAACATGTCAGACGATCTGACGCAGAGCTCAAGTCGACTGTAGCGCCTTCACCACCGGAAGCCCAACGGGCTCTTTGTTGGTTAAACGTTTGGTCCCGAATCCTTACGGCCTCTCCAAGAACGGAGTGGTTAAAGGCATAAAGGAACCAGTCGGCGAGGCCCTGTTGCACCCATTGATTAGCGATCGGTTCCGCGGCGATGAGCCGTGGCCCTTTCATGGTCTTGGGTACACACATTAACTTTGAAACTGCCTCCCGATCTTCGGGCACTAATCCATCTGTTGTGAAACAGGTAGAACCGTGCCAGTCGAAAGGAAACACAGTCTCGAGTTTGTGAGGCCAGTTTGGGAAAGAGTACTTACTCTCCCCAGATTTTCCGTCTGAAACTGCACCGGGTCCATGGCGGCAGCTAATGCTGTATGGATCGAATTCCGGAAGTAATCCCACAACGACGTCAGCGACGCGCTGCAGGTCACCCGAAACTCGGGCCCACCCTCCGTAGTCGTCGTAAAGAGACGCAGCGTCGTCGGCAGTGATGTCGACAACACTAAGCTCTCTCCTCTGACTTGAGAAGAAAGGAGAATTAACGTCGTCCCAATCAAGATCGGGGCTACGCGCATCCACCTCAACAGTGTAGAACTCCTTAATGGCTTCAAACTTATAGAAGTCATCACATTCTCCTTTAAATTTTCCAAAGATTCGGCAAAGAAACCGGACCGCGGAGATGGAGTCTGTACAAGGAGAAGTCCTTAAGCTACCATCATACTTGAACACTCGAGACGTGAACGCCCAGAAAAGTCTGGGCCTTGCGTCCCTCCCCCGTTTAGTCCTGAGCCTTGAAAACCCAGGAACTGACGTAGGGATTAGAGAGCCGTTGTCGAGGCAAGCATCGAAATGCTTGCAGAACTCCGGGAGGTCTACGGTGAAGAACCGCGTTCCTCTGTTCATGGCAAGGCGCATAAGCTGAGTTTGATCCCAACATATACTCTTGCAGTTGGCTTCGGGAATCAGCAGCATCAGGTCCTCTTTCAAGGCCTGATACGCTCCCTGGAGCAAATCATACTGGATAGATGGAGAGGTAATCATTTCAACCTTCCTATCTGCCCACTTGATCCTTCCCCACAATCAGGGTAGTACCATCTACTCCGGACCAATTAAGGCCCGGAGCACTCATCGTCAACTTTCGCCGACGAGGAGCCGATCGATGGTCGCAGAAACCGCCCATGCGCAAAGCGCCAGGGTAACGTAACGGGCCTGTGTCAGGTCCATTCCGTCGCCATTCTGGATAGCCAAAGTCGCATAGAAGACCTGCTCAGGCACCACCGCCGTTTTGAAGACGGTGTATTTGACGCGGACGGTATGGCTCTCGCCAAGCCCTCCACCTGTGATCTTCCCGACAGTGTGTCGGATGTCAAACAGGAATTCGTCAGTAGTGGTCCGGTAGCGATACCGGGTGCCCCCAGGAATGTCCTGGATGCGTGGCATGGATTTAGCCACAGCATTAACAGTGATAGATTGCGGGTCAGTGAGCATGATTGCCTTTCGAGGTTATCAATCTCATTACAGTAGTTTCAAGACTGCAAGAGACGCAAGGATACCCACCTGCCGACCCGTGAGGATCGGTACAGTGGCTGTGAAACCAGACGACAATGTAGGCACGCGAGACTTGGATTCCCGAATATAAACGGGCATCTCCACTGTCCCCTTGAACTGGGGAATCGTGGTGACGTAGTGATCCGTCCCGCGCACCGCGTGCCGCATGATGTAAGCCGGGCCTGGTATAAAACCAACTATGTTCGATTTAGCACTCAGGAATGAACCTAAGTGCCCAAACCAGTCGATCAACCAGGACCACGGGAGTATATTCCATAGGAGAGCCAGATCTACGCGATTTCCAATAGCGGCCGAGAAGGCGCGCCGTCTTATCTCGCTTAGAGGTGGGTAGCCCGATGCTGGGTCCGTTTCCGGAATCCAGCCGACCGAGCACCACTCTCGGATCCCGCCGTACTTAATTGTTGTCACTTTATTTCCGGGGCTGCTAGCCCCTGAGACAACAGGTTGGGCACGGTAAGAACCTTTTCTCAACTCTCTTTCCACTCTTAACCCCCCGCGGTGAAACATATTCGCGAGGTGTCTTACTCGACGATCTACAGCTCCTTGAAAGTCCAACATGGCACGCATGTCTTGCGCCCAAAGTTCCCACCCAAATTCAGAGGTGAGGTTGGCATTTGCTGCAGACTTCAGTACCGTATTTCTCTGTTTATAAAGAAGCTCAGGGAGCTCCCTCAGTTCAGAGAAGTAGTACGGCAAGTCGAACGACGGACGGCTCGGATTAGATTGAGCCAGAACGTCGTTGATAGTCGTCGATCCAACTAGGATAGCATCACTCCCGTTAGCTACGGGAGCAGTGACAGACCAACGGTCATAGACCGCACGGTATCCAGCACTGAAGGGATCAAGTGTCCCTGAGACGCGACCAGGTTGGGAGTGTGTCCGTTCGAGGGTCCAAGGACCCCCTGTGACATACGGCCATGGATGCGATATAGAGTCCTGGCTTCCAAACCAGCCGTTGGTGGAGACGGATGACGACGAAAGAAGCACGGAAAGATCCGACTTCTTCACGACGGTCCACCTCTCCGGGACGGCAAATCTGTTATCAAAACTCTCGATCACAATCACAGTTTCCTTGTAAAGGGTCAAAACGAAGACGCTTGCGCGCCCGGGGCTCCCACGTGGGAGA